ACTGCGGTGTACGGAACCACTGGTAGATAGCCCGGAACTAAATTAACAGTATATTCATCGGTGCCAACGCCAAGGATTGTTTGTTTATTGCCCGGGCGACCAAATTTTTGGCTTGCGAGCAGCGACGAGTTAACAATAGTTGTAAATTGTTCTAGCCAGTTGGGGTTGGTTGGATCATTCCAGTCAATAGTTACATTGGCCAAGTTAATGCCATTGTAATCAACCACACTTTCAGTTGTGCTAACTGAAAATACCTTTAGATATCCCTGAGACGAGGTGTTACGCTTGGGTGTGTAACTGACCAAATTGGCCAGGCGCACAACTGAATCTCTTCGTTCAGCGGTGTCTAGGAAGTTTTCACGGGTATTGAGATCATTGCGGAATGCCAGTGCCTGTCCCATAAACGCCATGACATCAAGCAATGCAATAAACTCGCTTGACTCAATGTAGTCGTTAAATGTTTCAGGGTAGTAAAGACGCAGGTAGTCAACAAAGCTCTTGCGTAATGTCTCAAAATCGTAGGATTGGAAGTCGGCTTCTCTATAAGTTTGATAGAGTCTCTTCCAGTCTTCTACACCAAATATTGCGGTTTGTCGTGTTGTCTTGGCCATAGTATCTCGTTGTTTGAGTATTTATGGCCCAAATAAACTATGTACTTTTAGATAAAGCTTGCACGTCGAGATGTTTGATCAAAAAATAACGACAACCGTTCTGAAGTACTGCTTGGAACTATCATCACTTGTAGTTCGATCAGCACACCATTGTCTTGCGGGTATACTTGTGCATCTGAAATAAAAATTCGTGGATCGCCGCCGGCTACTCGTTGTAGTTCAGCTAGTATCCTGGCTGAAGTTTCTGGTATCTGACTTTCAAATACATAACTCCAGATATTTGTTCCATACTCGGGCTTTCCCACTAGGTCGCCTGGCTGAATGTTTAGTGCGTTGGAAAGATCACGTTTGACCAATTGGGCATCAGTCAGTGTGAACTTTTTGTTTTGATTGATAGTGTTAAAACCAATAAATGTAGGCATAGTGTATTTATTGTGTATTATGTGGAGTACGTTATTGGAGGGATCTTTGAATCTCCAAGAGCTGCATTGATTGCATTGTCAACAGCTTTTCTATTCACTGTGTTAGCTGCGTATCTAGCCGGAACTGCACCGCCACCGCCGCCAAACAGCCCGCCAATTGCGCCAAGGCCACCAAGATTACCTAGACTGCTTAGTCCTAGACTACCCAAGACATTTCCAAGCCCGCCTGATAATAACCCGCCAAGTCCGCTACCACCTAGTAGTCCAGTTATTCCCGACAAACCGCTTAAACTGCTAAATTGGTCTCCAAGTCCGCCAAGTCCTCGTAACGGTCCAACAATATCGCCTAGGGCTGCTGTAACCTGGCTAGTCACCTCAGTTACTGCGCCCGACAGTTGCCCAGTGACTTGTCCAATTACTTGATTTGCTTGGTTGCTTACACTTGATAACACCTGATTTACTTCACCTGTTACACTTGATAACACCTGATTAGCTTGCCCTGTTGCACTTGATACTACTGACAATGCACCAGATGCGCCAGTTGATGTTCCCAGAGTACCCAACAACTTGGTAGCATTAGTTGCCTGAGAACTAACAAAGTTCACTGCGTACTGTGCACTCTTGATTGTGCTTGAAACATCCTGTACTAGTTTATTATTTGCAACTCCGTTGACCCATTGTGTTGTTCCGCCAACCCCAAACTTGGTAGCAGACTGCACAAGCGATCCCAGTTTTTGTGCTGTTTCTGATCCAGACACTAGCCCTGTGGCTTTCAGTCCAGTTAATGCAGTAGACATTAATCCTTGTTGCACATCAGATTGCAAGTTATTATTTTTCAACAGCCCTGTTAGATTAGTAACACCATTTTGCCCAGTCCACACAGTTGGTGATGCCAAAGTTTTTAAGACTTTGTTTCCGACTGCCACTTGCTCAGGAGTAAGATTAATTTTGGCTGCTTGAGCAATGTCGGCTGCGCTTGGTATACCAGATGTTATAGATTTTAACTGTGTTACTGTACCAGGTTTGAGTAATCCAGCTGATTCCAACTGTTCTGGCTTGAATCCAAATTCGCCAATTCCTTTGTCAATGCTCACAGCATCTGCGGCTTGCCCCACAGCAGTTTTTGCTTGTGCCATTAGACTAGTCACTTCATTGGTGGACAAGTTTCCAATGGCGTCTGTTGCCGGGGTAGTCGACAACAAAGTTTGATTGTCAATTGCATCAACTACTGGCAAGTCAACAGTGGTTTCCAATGCAGAGTTAACTTCTTCTGTTTGCGGTGCTGCCTCAACATTATCGCTGGAGCCAGCACCTGTGTCGCTGTAATCCACTGTGATTGGCACCCCAAGGTTGTGATACGGGTATGGTTCATGTGTGGGGGCACGATTTACAATACTCTCAAGCTCTCCAGGTTTTACTGTCCAACCCTTGGCTGCAGAAAACGCTGTATCGTCTAGTTTGTAAAGTTGTATTGGTGTTGGGTCCAGTACCGGGGTACCAGGCACAGGCCCATTGATGTTTACCACAGCACCTTTGAGGTTTAAAAATCCGGTTGATGCCCAACTTCCAATCGTGCTTTTTACAGCAACACTTCCGGTGCTTGATATACCAACTGACATCTTGCCAACCATGGTCAATGTTTTACTGCTGTTTAAAGACATTGCACCTTTACTCTCTATTGATACTGTTTTCCCGCGCAGGTTTAATTTGCCATTGGCATTGATGTTGACGTCTTTGTCTGCGTGTAAGTTGAGAACGCCTTCAGTTCTGACGTTGACTGAATTTGATGCATACATATCAATGGTTCCCTCGGAACCCATCTCAATCCAGCTTTGGCCGTTGGCATGAATGATGTACAAACAATCACCATCATCGCTCATGGTTATTTGATGTCCTTTACTGGTTCGTATGCGAACCAGATTATCAACACCTTTAAGGTCACCGTCATCTAGTACAATGCTGTGCCCGCCGCGCCGCCCCTCAATTTGAATATCAGTTTTTTTAATTTGGCCAGCATCTAGCTTTTGTTTGATTGTTGCTTCGGTTAGGCCGCCTTGATAAATGGCCCGGCCGGGTGTGCTGATGCCAAATACTGAACTAGGACTTTCTCTTTGACTGTTGCTTGTAATTGGCCCACGAATGTTGTCCCCCAACAGTCCCTGGTTGGCCAGAATAGCAAACACATAACTGTGCACCGGTTTGGGTTGCAAGAAAAATCTTGGGTCAGCATCTACATCTTTGCTATAAAAGTTTGCCTCAACAACTGGTAATTGAGTTGCATTGGCGCCGCTTGCTAATTTTTTTTGTTCTGCATTTTGCAACACGTACTTTTTGCTGGCACCAATAGCTGGTATCATGTGGTTTGCACCATCATCTGGCACACATCCTAGATAATATCCCTGGTTTGGATCGCCAGCTACAAAGAAGCAAATAACATTAACCCCAATGTCAGGCGGGGTAAACCACATGCCATAACTTTGTTGATTGCCCTTGTAGTTGCCTGGGCCAACTGTGGTAGATGAATTGTTACCTGGGGTAACTCCGTAAAACGGAGGAATATACGACACTGTGCGCCACAGCGATTTATCGTCAGGGTTATTACCAGCAAATTGTTTAATGTATACCTGCAATCGACCACCCTTGGCCGGATCAACGTTGTTTTTGACTTCGCCAATAAAAGGACCCATCTCCGTTGGCATACCACCGCGATCAAATTTATAAGCTGCACCTCGGCCTCGACTTCGTTGTATATTACTTGACATTCTGCGGGTTTCCTATTATTCGTCTCTTACAATTCCATCTGATGCATCAGTGTATACGCCAACATCAGTGGGTAGTGTTGCGCCAACTGGAGTTGGTGGGGGTGACAATCGTTGTCTTTCTTCCACGGCATTCATTATTGCTGATCCATCGTCACTGCCCATTGGATCAGTATATACCACTTCAGGACTAGGCGTTAATGATCCAGCGGCGCCAGCTAGGCGAGCAAGTCTAGCTGTCTCGGCTGCAGACTCATCGGGTTGATTTCTAGAGTCCGTAGAGGATGCACCTTGATTTGTTGCCCCGTTTTGTTCAACAAGTTTTTTAGTTGTTGTTACTGAATCTGGGAACACCAACATTACTCCTTCAAGATCCTGTGTAAAACTTCCTTTCCTGAAGTTACTGACCACAGTAACAGCTTTGTAGATGTATGTTTGTGTGGCTGCTCCGCCGGTGCCCTTAAGATCAATAACTCCTGTTGATAAATTATAATCAGCCGGCTTGTTAAACGATACTTCAAATAAAGCTTCACGTGAATCAAAATTAATGGTATCATCTGACAGGAACGCATCAAAGTATACATCAGTTGATTCGTTACTAGAGTTCCCGGTGCTACGCACCCCTGACCATACTTCTCCTTGCTCAATCCAAGCAGGATCCCCAAGAATGGTTAACTTTACACGACTTTGATCTCCCGGGCTGTACAAATAATCAGCGGCGTTTGCGCCTGGTTCGTTTGCATCACCCTCAAGGCCTTGGTTTGTCTGTGGGCTGTTGGGCGAAAACAGTCTCTTTTCAATTTCTCGATAGTCCGCTGTGCCTCGACTGCTGACGGTGGCTCTTGTGCGACTGTTGATGGTGATGTAATACAGGTAATTAAAATCTTGCTCAAAATTCAATACAGATGTATTCTCTCCTGTGAACCAATAGGCATATCTTTTTTGAGCACCACGGAACACACCCTTGGGAAAATAATCACTCTTGATGTCATTGATGCCATAAGGAGCAATTTCATAAGTTATCTCATATGCAGTGTCGTTTCGTTTGTTGTCTTGTTTTAATGGTTTAGCCTGTGTGCCAATTCGATACCAGGCAAATGCCTTTGCGCCTGCACCTTGAGGTATTTCTTTGCCGTTTTGATCAATAATTTTATTCTGTTGTTTGTAAACATAGTCACTGCTACGCACTGCTAGATCAATAAACTGAGTCAAACTCATACCAGCTGTTGCGCTGACTGTTTTGGCTCGAGTATTGACTGTTTGAGCATTGGTATCAATTGCTTGAGCTGCTGTAGTAGCCTGTGTCATGGGCTTGGTTTTTAAATCTGTAATGGTTGGCGGAACTATGCTGGCATTTGCCAACTCGGGATGACTGATAATAATTTTATACACATCAGCAACTTCGTATGTTCCTTGCTTGACCAGCTCTGCCTGGTACTTGTTCAAGGCCTGTGCCAGTCCAGTGGCCAAACTCACATCTGGGGCCGCGGCTGCATTAGATGGCGCAGTGACTGGACTTTGTTGTGTTCGATCAGTCTGTTGTCTATTTTTAGTTGCGGTCCATGTTTCGTTGCCTGAAAACAAATTTTGTAATGTTGTTGCAGTGAGTTCAATGTTGAAAGGAATGACACCTCGTCCTTGACTAGTTGCAATTGCATTTTGCGGACACACAGCTTCACATGAGTATTCAGTAAGTCTATTAGATATTCTAAATTTTATGCCCGAGAACTGAAACGGAATAAATTTTTCCAAAATTGCATTTGTGTCTGATCTATTACCAGTTGAGCTAAGTGGTTTGGCTATATTGCCATTTTCATCATATCCGTAATAGCGAATCACCATTAGATAGTTCTGGGCGGCATAGTTTGCAGCCGCAGTTGCTTTAGATGCGCCGCCGCCTACGGTAACGTAGTTTTGCACAGCCTTGTACAAATTGTCCAGCAATGTGATTCCGTTTGGTTCTGTGATTTTAAATTTAAGTTCAACTACATTGTGTGCGGCATTTGTGCCTTTCCCGTGAATTACACTTTTGACTTCAACATCATCTAGATAGTAATCTAGTGGAAAAAATTGATTGCGTCCTTTGCTGGTATTTCCAGAATCAAATGTTAATCCATTAATGGTTGTGTCAACTGAAGTTTGTGTTACATTGCCTGGAGCGCCGCCACTTTGCATTAACAGTTGGTATCCCGGAATGAATCGTTTTTTTGTGGTCAACAATCTAGAGTAGTCGTCTGGACTCATCAAGTATATGCTGATTGAATAAGTGTAACTGCTGTATCTATCTAGCACGTTGGGACGAGGCACAATAGGTCTAGCAGTTTTATTAACCAAAGTTGTTATTGCATTACTGCCCGACACTTGAAGCTGTGACTGGTCCGTTGCACCTGCCGCAATTATGCCAGCGGTTGTGCCATCATCACTTGCGGCGCCTGCACCGGGTTCTCGTGCGGCTGTAATCACAATTTCGCCAAGGTCGGTTACATTTTCTTCGTCAGAAGGATTGGCACCACCAATTGAGGTTAACGATGTTGATGAATTGGTGCCCGGGGGTGTGGCCTGTGTTTCAGTTGTGGTTCTGATTCGGCCATCGGTACCAATGTCTGAGTCAGGTACAAATCTGTCAGCATTACTGAAGTTTGCAGAGTTGGATGGTGCTGCATCGTCTGAGTTT